CAATTTTAATTATTATTGCCATCGGTATAAATTTCCTTTACAAGCGCCTGCGTCTTAAGAATCGTTAAAAGAAGTTCGTCGCTAATTGGTTCTTTCGAAAAGCTTTCTAATCTTTCAATAATAGTGCTTGTCTTATGCAGCATATTTTCGTCTACGCTGATTTCTTCAATTTTTCTTGCCTCTTCTAACTTTATTTTAAGACGAGAAATTTCTTCATTAAGAAAAATCTTAAGCGAAACTGCATTATCAGTGAAAGAAGAAATATAATGAGTTAATAGTTCTTTTTGCTCTGTTAGTAATTCAACTTCATATTTGTTGTTGAATTTTCCAACAAAGGTATTATAAAGAGCTTTATCTACGAACATTTCCTCCACTTCATTATTGGCCTTTGTCATATTTGTGATTATTTGATTCTCTAAAATAATTTGATTTTTAGGAGAAATTTTATCAGAAAACATTTGTGCAATAGTGGCCAATGTTTTATAGTTTGGAACAAAATTATTGAAAATAGAAGGACTAAGGTCTTTGTTAATATCGTGAATTAGCTGAGTTTGTGCTTCAAAGACTCCCGCGGGATCTAATAATTTTTGTTGTAGCTTAGCTTCTCTTATGATTCTTTTTGAAACATCGGTTTTTAAATTTTGATTTTCATATAATGAACGATAACAGTTTAAATCCTTTTTTAAAACACTCTTGGAATTAAAATGCTTCCTTATGATATCAATTGCTTTGTTTTGCCTATGCACATCTTTTTTTAAAACCGCAACTGTTGCTTCAACAATCAATGCTTCATAAACAAAAGCGGTGTTTCTCTTTTTATTGTGCTTTATTCTCATCTTCTTGTTCCGTTGTTAATTTTTTATTATTTTCTAAACCTTTTAAAAGATTGCGAATCGACTCATTAATTTGAAAAAGCTTATCTTCTTCTGTTTGCTCTCTCAAATTATAAATAGACTCATCTTGTTCATAAATACCGGTGGCCAATCCATTCATTTTTGTAATTGAGCCAATATCTTGTATTCCGGGCACTATATTTCTTATTGTAGAGCTGCTTTTCTCTCTTGAAAATTTAGAAGCATAAGAGCGTGTTCTGGCGCCGGCGGATCTACGATCTCTTTTAACTGGATAATACACTTTATCTTTTGATCCCGGAGTAAGGCGTGGAGAATCTCTGGATCCGGGGGGTACCGCCAGGAGGGCTGATTCTTCGCCGCCTCCCGCTTCGGCGGCTGGCATTTCCTCGGCGCCTCCAAGCTCTTCACCGCCTCCGAGATCGCCTCCGAGATCGCCTCCCAGGTCGCCTCCCAGATCGCCTCCGCCCATGCCACTGGGCGCGCCTTCGGCTGCTGCTGCTTCAGCCACAGCTTGAAGTGCTGCGTCTTGCTTACGATCATAGTACATTTCACGCTGATTACGAATAAATTCTTCGTGAGACATCCCAAAGATATGTTCTGTTACCCAACGACGGGAAAAAAAGCCTTCGGTCGCTGAGCCGGCAATATCAAATTTTTGTTTCCAGTGCTCAATTTCTTGAAGCTCTGCAATTTTGGATGGATTATTTAAAGATAAACCAAATGCCAATAAATCATCTCCTCGAAAACCTAAAGTATAGAGATGAATGATACCAATTTTTTCAAGTTCCGATACAATAACTCGTTGAAGTCTTTGAATTGTTCTTGCAAACCTAACGTCTTTTTGTGCAAGAGTTGTTTTGTCTTCTTCGCCGCCTTCTCCCATCGTTAAATAAGATTGGGGAATTTTAAGAGCAGAAAATAATTTATCTCTAAGATATTTAACGTCATCAATAGCAGTTGTATTTGCGCCGCCGGCAAGATTTGTAACATCTGTTGTCGAACCTGGGCGCACTGGAATGAAATAATCCTCCTCAATAGACATTGGGTTATAACGCAAATCAATACGCCCCGTTGCAGAATCGACAACCGAATGACGCTTAAGTTGTGTCACAATCTTCTGCATATATTGTTCTACTTCTTGCGGTGGGATGGCGCCAACGTCAATCTTAAACAACCTTCTTTCGGAAGAACGAATAACACGATATGCCATCATGGCATCTTCCATAAGGGTAAGCTGGCGCCAAATGCGCCGGGCTGGCTCTAAAATAGACGTTCCATAGGGGGCATACTTATCATGTCCTAAAATACGGAAATGAGCAATTTGCCAATTTTCAAATGTCATTCCGGCTGAATTCCATTGGTATTGAACATAGTTTGGATTAGTCGTGTCTAATCCCTCTAATCTTTCAACTTCTGTCGGAGGAAGGGCAATCACCGATTTAATACCAAACTTTTCATCTATATCTAGATACAAAAAGAAGTCACCATACTTACACATTGTGCGGGCCCAGCCAAACAAATTATATTGCACGTTTAAAATGTTTTCATAAAGAACCGCTAATACCGCTTTAAGTTCTTCATTTGCACATTTAATATTTAACATCGGACGAAGATCAGAATAAGTTGTCATCTCATCTGCATAAATATCCATCGTGGATGCAATCTCGGGCATGTATTCCATTTGATCAAAATCAACATAACGTTCGGATCTGCGTTGATTTGCGATTGCATTTGTTGAAATTTGATCAAGAGGATTATATAGAGCTTTTTTAAACTGCTGTCCCGATGCAGACCTAAATCTTGAAGAAAATTTATCTAAATGCTGCCTTCTAATTCTTCGACCTGACTGAGATCTATAATTAATAATTGGGCCGGAAAACAATCTTGTTAAAGATTTGAATAATTGTGATTGTCTATTTGCGGGATTCTTGCCTTGTTTCGGGTTTATGGATGCCATCTATTCCTCACTTTATAATCCACTTATATTGTTGATATATTTTTTCAGCTTCTGTCATTTTATCAAAGATTTCGTTTCTCTTGTAGCCATGTTGGCCTTTAACTTGAGTATTCATAGTGGTTCTTGTGGTATATACCGCATCAACAAAGGCTCTTTGATAGTTTAAGTCTCTTGCGCTTGCTTGTAGTGCTGTATCTCGCACCCAACATGCAATTGCAAGCGCCATGATTAAATCATCATTATAGCCTTTCATCGCTTGTGGCTTGCCGTTCCTCCAAATGAAAGTCTTCATCTCGTTAACTATACGAGAAGAATATATCGTAATTAGTTTGTTTCTGACAAACTCCTCTAATTTAGCAACTATGAGTGGGCGCGTTTTCATTGAAGTTGTAAATCCAGGAACTGCTGAATTTCTTATTTCTGCTTGATGCTGCTCAATATATTCATGAGTCGATTTAATTGAGTGATAAACGTTGGGATATTGATATTCATTAATGAGTTTATCTAGTACAGAATATCCTATATTATTATTCTCAACCACAAGCATACAGCCGCCGTATTCTCTGCCAACACTATTGAGTATATTGGCAAACATATCAATTGTTGGCTTCCCTTGATATTCGCCTATGATTTCTAACGTTTCAAGTTTAACGATGTGAAACGTTGAAAAATCTGCGCCGTCGCCGCGTGATACATCGGCAACCATTAAATAATTACAAGTGGGATCAAACTCTTCCCATATCCAGAAATTCCTATCAAACCCTGTACGATATTTAGGATCTTTAACAGTAGAAAGCACCCATTCCATACAATCCGGATCAATAACTGTTTCGCCGGATGTATTGAAATTACATTGAAGCTCCTGCGCAATCTGTCGTTTTGACATATTCTTCGTTTCTTTCTTATACCACTCCTCATCTCTATCTGGATGTACATCCCACGGAAGAGTTGTCAAATGAAAATTGTTTGCTCCGGATTCTGAGTCTGCACAAGTCTTATGAAACCAATTACCAACACCGTTCGGGGTTGACAATGCGATGCAGCGGCCGCCTGTCGATAACGTAGGATACAAGCCTGTCCAAAGCTCTTCAAGATTTTCAATGTGGGCGGCCTCATCAAGAACCAAAAGCGACAAAGCTTCTGAACGACCAGCATCGCCGGAAGTTGAAGCTGCTTTAATTGACGATCCGTTGGAAAGCTCGAAAGACGTGCGGTTGTCAACACTAATTTGCGCAATCTTTAGCCAATCGGGAACATTACGCATAATACTTTTGACTTTTTTAACCAAGTTGCCGGCTGTAGCGAACTTTGTTGCCATAACAAGAATTGCTTTATCGCGATGAAAAAGCATCATCCATACAATATATCCTGCTGTAATTGTTGATATACCAAGCTGGCGTGCTTTTAAAATAACATTAAAACGATAATCATTAAATTCTTTAAGCAATTCGTCTTGGAAATCATATGTGTTAAATAAGATAAGCCCATGCATAGGGTGAGATATTCTTGCGTAGTTGTTAAGGAAGTAGGAGGGGTCTTTTCCACACTTAAGTATCTCTTTGACTTTCTGCTTCTTGTCTAGTTGAAAACTCATTAATCATTTTTAGGCTTTGGCCTTGTATCGTTTTTAGGGCGCTTATCGCCAGGGCCTAAATTAAGAAATTTTTGCCAATCAGCAGATAGTCTATCTTCAGATGCCTCGCCCACCACAACAACACCTTCCATGCCGCCTATTTTATAATGCTGCTTTGCTGTAACCCAAGAGCGAACTCTAGATGTGCTCTCAACGTGAACATCAATTTCACCTTCTTTTGTCAACTTTACAGATTTGCCAGTAACTTTACGATATTCCTTTTTAAGAAACGAAGAGATATCTGCCATTCTCTGATCCATATCGCTTTCAAATCCCTTAGCATATACTTCTTTTAATTGAACTTCGGAATGATATTTGATGCACATCATGGGTCCATAAAATACAACATTAAAACCATCTATTACTCTTTTGTCAAGCAACGGATTTCCCTCTTCTCTTTGGAGGCCGGCCTTTAATGCCTCTCCGTCTTCTGTTAGTGCGCCATCATATGCATTAGCTGCTGCCTGTGCTAAGCCTCGCACAACGTCTAAAACCGAAACTGATTCTTTTTTCTTAGCCATTATTCTTATGCTCCTTTCATCATCGCAACTATTGCGCTGAGGACCATAGATGCTTTATTTCCAAATACTGCTACAAGCGCTTTTTTTCTATCTGTGTTGCTGACCTTTTTGGTTAAAAGAACCTGCTTTAGCGTATTAGCATATTCTTCTGCGGACATTAAGCCGCCGGTCGCGACACCGGTAGCGACCTTTTTTTCTCGCGATGTTTGTTTTTGAGCAGGCTCGACCGCTGGATCTACTTCTACCTCGTTTAAAACACCTTTGATTGCTTCTTTAAGAATTCGTTTG